TGCTGTGCAGGTTATTGATCTAGTATCCTATAAACCTCAAGCAGCAGACTTTCCTGTAGTGGAAGGAGGTTATGTGAACGAAAATGCCGAGAACATACCCTTTTAATAGTTAGAAAGGTGGAGGGAGTGTTGCTGGTGGTAACACTCCCTCTTTTACTCATATGAAAAAAATAGAGACGCTGGTCGAAGACATATATAATTTATTTACTCTTGATCCTATTGATATGGATGAGGATGAAGTAGACAAGCATATAGATAACTTTGGTGAAATGCTCAAGACACATATCAAAGATTTTCTTTATGATAAGCCAAGGGATCGGGCTACTCTGAGATTGTCTACAATAGGAAAGCCGGATAGACAGCTTTGGTATGATCTTAACAAACCATTGGAGGATACGCAGCTCCAACCATCTACTCGAATAAAGTTTCTGTATGGATATATTCTGGAGGAGTTGTTACTTCTTTGTACTGCCATCGCAGGTCATGAGGTAACTGATCAACAAAAGGAAGTTGAAGTAGCTGGTGTGAAGGGTCATCAAGACTCCATGATTGATGGTATCCTGGTTGATTGCAAGTCTGCCAGTGGTCCCAGCTTTGATAAGTTCAGATATAACAAGTTAATGGAAGATGATCCCTTTGGATACATCGCTCAGATATCGGCCTATGCTCATGCCAATGGCGTTGATCGGGCTGCATTTCTTGTGATAAATAAATCAACGGGAGAGATATGTCTGACTCCTGTACATCAAATGGATATGATCAATGCTAAAAACAGGGTGGAATACCTTAAAGGAATGGTCACAAACAGTCATATACCTGATAGGTGTTATGATGATATTCCTGATGGGAAGTCTGGTAACTATAAGCTTTCTATTGGTTGTGTTTATTGTGGGCATAAAAGAGAATGCTGGGATGATGCTAACCATGGCCAAGGTATTCGTGTGTTCAGGTATGCAAAAGGGAAAAGGTTTCTTACACAGATTGGTAAAGAACCAGATGTAGAAGAAATATTTAATTGGTAATGCATTGGGAATACCACAAAGAGTTAGATATAATAAATAACTTTGGTTTTGTATATGTCATAACCAACAAGAAAACTACCAAAGCTTATGTTGGTTGTAAACAATACTATATAAAACGTGGAGGTAAAAAGAAGGAGTCTGGTTGGGAAACTTATATGGGTTCCAGTAAATATCTCCTGGAAGATATAAAAAAACTAGGCAAGAAGAACTTTACATTTGAAATTATAGATGAGTACAAAAATAAAAGGAGTTTAAATTATTATGAGTGTTACCATCAGATGATTAGACATGTTCTTACAACTACAATAGAAGGAACAGATGAACCAGCCTACTACAATAATTATGTAGGAGGTAAATTCTATAGACCTGTTCAGAATTATGCTGAGTGATGATCCTGACATAATATCCTTGTTTGATACCGTACACAAGAATCCTTATAAGAGCCTTTACTTTGCTGTGATTCTTCAAGCTATCCTAGATACGATCAAACCCAGAATTGTTGAAGAAGATAGTTCGATCTCTCTTCAAAGAGATCAGGCACATGCATGGATATTTACATCTGTGGGTGTTACCTGTGAAAACTTTGAAGATACCTGCACCTTTGCAGGAATAGCCCCTCACCTAGTGAGAGAGTTTACACAGAAAACTATTGATGTAGGAGATATTGAAAATGTCAGACGAAACCTCACTGCCCTCTTATAAGAAAGAAGGAACATATGATTACTATCTTAGAAGAATGAAAGAAGAGAACGCCCTGAATAAGCAGGTGGGAGGACACCACTACAAAGATTGTGGCATTCAACCAGTGGAATATATATTTCAGAATGATCTTGATTACTTTGAGGGCAATGTGGTAAAATACATAACTCGGCACCGAAAAAAAGGAGAGGGAAAAAAAGATGTAGAGAAGGCCATCCATTACGCCCAATTAATTCTTGAGCTTTACTATAATGAATAGGTAGGTAATGTTTAAATCAAATAGAAATCCTCAATTCCGATCTAAGTTCAGTGAAGATATTTTCAATACAAAGTATTCTCATGAAGGAGCCGAGACCTTTCATGAGCTTTCCTGTACACTGGTTAACGATGTTTGTCAAAGCCGACTCACCACAGACGAGAAGGAAGAACTGATAGATCATATCTCCAACCTTCGCTTCATACCTGGAGGTAGGTATCTCTATTATGCAGGACGTGATAAGAAGTTCTTCAACAATTGCTACCTTCTGAAGGCAGAAGAAGATACCCGAGAAGATTGGGCCAAGCTTAGTTGGCAATCAGAGTCGTGCCTGATGACCGGCGGTGGTATTGGAACTGACTATTCCATCTATAGGCCAGAAGGGCAGATACTGAAGGGGACAGGTGGTGTCAGCAGCGGACCTATTCCGAAGATGCAAATGATCAATGAGATTGGTCGCCATGTAATGCAAGGTGGGTCCAGGAGATCAGCTATTTATGCCAGCCTGAATTGGAAACACTCAGACATAGATAAATTCCTAGTATCAAAGAACTGGTTTGACATGCCAGTTGGAACGACAGGGAAAACAATTTTTGATGTGAAGCAGGATGACTTTAATTTTCCAGCACCCCTGGACATGACCAACATCTCTGTTAACTACGATACTGAGTGGTTACTTAATTACTGGGAGACAGGAGAGGTAGGAGATGTATTTAAAACTAATGTACATCAAGCTTTGCGAACGGCTGAACCGGGTTTCTCTTTTAACTTCTTTGAGAAGGAGAATGAGACACTACGCAATGCCTGTACAGAAGTTACTTCCGAGGATGATTCTGATGTGTGTAATCTTGGTAGTCTTAATTTTGCTCGAATTGATGATCTTAACCAGTTGCGAGAAGTTGTATCGTTAGCAACTAAATTCCTACTGTGCGGTACGCTACGAGCGCAGCTACCCTACACCAAGGTACAGGAGGTCCGAGAAAAGAACAGACGGCTAGGTCTAGGTCTGATGGGTTTACATGAATGGCTTATCCAGCGTGGGGGTAGATACGAAACAACTCCTGAACTACACAGATGGTTGAAGGTCTATGAGGCTGAATCAAACAAGACGGCCAGATACTTCGCTGATAAACTCTCAGTCTCACGGCCAGTGGCAGTACGAGCCATAGCTCCTACCGGCACTATAGGTATCTTGGCTGGCACATCCACAGGAATAGAGCCTATCTTTGCCGTGGCCTACAAGAGAAGGTATCTTAAAAACAAACGGTGGCATTATCAATATGTGGTGGACAGTGCTGCCCAGGAAATGATTGAGATTTACGGTACAAAACCAGACCAAATTGAATCTGCCTTGGATCTTGTGGGAGACTATGAAAGACGACTTAACTTCCAGGCCAATGTACAAGAGTATGTGGACATGGCCATATCCAGCACCATCAATCTACCTGAGTGGGGTACAGAAAATAATAATGAGGATGGTGTGGAGGTATTTACCCAGACACTAGCCAAATATGCCCACCGTCTACGTGGATTTACTTGCTTCCCAGATGGATGTCGAGGCGGCCAGCCCCTTACTGCCATCCCCTATGAGGAAGCCCTGGAAAAACTAGGAGAAGAATTTGAGGACAATATACAAGTTCATGATATTTGTGATATTAGTGGTGGTTCTGGTATTTGTGGAGCTTAATATTTAGTAAAAAAGTTCTTGCCAAACAGAACTTTATGTATTATAATATATAGGTTAAGATGAGAGAGCAAACATCTTGTTATATTTGTAAACTGGGTCTTCTACCAGAAGAACCTACCCCCTCACTCTATAATAGAGAGGGAATATTTTTATGTAAACATTGTCTGGATGTTACAAATTCCAGGGCAACTAAAATGGAGCAACAAGGAGTAACATGAAAAAACAACCCAATACAGTTTACATAGGCTACGATCCCAGGGAGGATGTGGCCTATGAAGTTTTGAAATTCACCATCGAGAGGATCGCCGTTGATAATGTACGAATTGTTCCTATTCGCCGTGATGTTGTTGAGCATATGGGCATATATAATAGGAAATATGATGTAATTGACGGTCAAGATGTAGATCGAATTGACGGTCACCCCTTCTCCAGTGAGTTCAGCTTTACTAGATTTCTTGTTCCAGCCCTGAACATGTATCAAGGCTGGGCTTTATACATGGACTGTGATATGTATCTACGAACAGACATCAATGAGCTGTTCGAGGAATATGACATGTCCTACTATCCTGTTTATTGTGTCAAGCATAAGTATGCTCCCGGTCCTGGCCTGAAGATGGATGGAAAAGTACAGGAAAACTATCGAAGGAAGAACTGGTCGAGTCTTATTCTGTGGAATTGTGCTCATCCCCTCAATCAAAATCTTACGGTTGAGGCTGTCAATACTCAAACAGGCAGATGGCTACACGGCTTTGGGTGGTTACCTGATAAGGATGGAGACATTGGTCCTATTCATGAGGAATGGAACTGGCTGGACAACCACTCTGACGAAGGGATCGAAGCCAAGAACGTACACTTCACAACTGGCGGCCCTTGGTTCCGAGATTGGAAATGTGGTCGAACCATTGATGGACAGTACGCAGCAGAGTGGAACGGAGACTATACCTATCTGGCAGGACTTGGAAAGATAAAACCCTATGAAATATAAAGTAGTAACCTGCTTTGATGAGAATACATTAAAGCAGAATGGTTCAAGGCTGCTTGAACAATTCAAGAATAACTGGCAACCCAGTATTGAGTTCCATTGTTATTACTATAGTATGGACATAAAAAATTATTCTTTGCCTCAAGCCAAGAATATCAAATATCATGATATGTCCTCCATAGAAGAGTATACAACATTTGTTGAGGCAAATAAAAGTCATGACGGTACTGAGGGGGGTGTGGTTGCGTATACAGATCTTCTGGATGGACTAGGAACGTCTCCCAAGGTATTTGCAATAAGCGAATGTGCCTTTGACAACAAGGGAGGCTGGCTTCTCTGGGTAGATCCTCTCTGTCTGAACCTGAAAGATATCCGTATCACAACACTGGATCGCTACATTCCAGATCAGAATAGTAATATTGATTTTGTATCTATTCCTGAGAACGACCACTTCATGGCATTCAACATTGGGAAACAGACCAGTGTTGATCTCCTGGGTGACTGGCGTGGCTCTTACATGTCAGGAGAGTATCTGAACTATCGGGAATGGGGAAGTTCCTTTATTCTCAGTCGCTTTGTCACCATATACAATGCTCATGGGATGTCCATCCAAGAAACTGAGGATCTGGGAGAGATCCTTATCAATCTGAAAAACAAAGGTATGCAAGCCGCCAGAGACAGTTCTGGTCAGAGAATTCTTCCCCTCTCCGACACTGACACGTCGCCGGATATTCTTCCCAGCAGATATAAACAACTTGCAGATCTGATCAGATTTTACAAACCCAAGACCATCCTGGAAACCGGAACCTGGAATGGCGGGAGGGCCATTGAGATGGCACTTGCTTCATTTGATGAAAGTGATAAGGTTCACTACATAGGTTATGACCTGTTTGAGGATGCCACCACCCAGACAGACAAGGAGGAGTTCAATGCCAAGCCCCACAACACCAAGGCAGCGGTGGTGAAACGCCTGGATGAGTTTACAGAACACATGAAAAAGGAAAGGCAAAAAGAATTTTCATATGAACTTTACAAAGGGAATGTAAGAGACACGTTGGATGGAATATGCATTGACGAGGTGGACTTTGCCTTGATAGGCAGTGGAAACAGTGAGCAGACAGTCCAGCATGAATATAGTATATTAAAGAATGTTCCCGTTGTTGTGGGAGATCACTATTTCACAAAGGACGATGAAGAAAAGATACCCCCTGAAGAACATCAAGGAATTAAAAAGATATTCAATAAGGTTACTACCAAGAAAGTGGATGCTAAAGAAACAACAGAGGATGGCTGGACAAACTTTGATGAAACAGCCACCACCCGAAAACATGTTCTTCCCTCCAGCGACAGAGTAGCAGGGGGAGGACACACCCATCTGGTAGTTTTTCTCCACGATCCAGATCTGGAGGAGCTACCGGAAGATCTGAAGCGTGTTCCTATTATTGTTCATCCCAGAGATTGTGTCTCCAAGGATTACATCAAGAATAATATTAAAACCAATATGAATCTGATTGATTCAAAGAAATGGATCATGAAACATCCACCACACAGACAGAAGGGTATTGTGGTATCGGCTGGTCCCTACCTGGATTACAAGAAGTTAAAAAACTTTATAAAGAAGAACCCCAATTCCAGAGTTCTGACAGTCAAACATGCCTATCCAAATCTTCTGAAAAATAATATAAAACCGTGGGGTTGTATTGTTCTTGATCCCAGAGCTATTACAGGGAAGAGCACCCACAACATTGTCAGGAAGGATTTGTTCAAGACAATTGATCCCCTGACAAAATTCTTTGTTGCCTCAATGACAGATCCATCTGTAACTAATTTTCTCCTGGATAGTGGCGCTCATATCTGGGGTTGGCACGCCTATACAGATTCTCTCCGAGATGAGAAGGAACAGGGTCACTCCATACACAATCAGCAGGTCAGGCTCAATGAAGAACTGGGAATACCCAAGGGAGCTACCCTAATTACAGGTGGGACATGTGCAGCCATGAGATCCATTGGAATGCTACACACAATGGGCTTCAGGGACATTCACCTCTTTGGCTTTGATTGTTGCAGGGAAGAGCCTACCAAGGAGGAGATGACAGAGACAGTAGGAGATATCGAAGGAGGGGAGACACCCAAACCTAAATACATACAGGTTAATGTGAAAGAGAAGATGTACTGGACAACAGGAGAGTTACTGGCAATGGCACAAGACTGTGAGAAGGTATTTGGAGATCCAACTTTGGATGGGATACTCTCGTTCCACGGGGCGGATACAATGGTATCAGACTTGTGGAAAATAAAAGAGCAACAGGAAGTTAGACCGGCATTCAGAGATTACTATGACAAGTAGAGATATTTCTCCGGCAGATCATTTCAATCGGGATACTTCCTCTCCCAAGTATACTTCCTTGGTGGAAGAATATAAGGTTATGCACAGCTATTCAGACCGGATGTTTAATGGGAGAAGCTTGTTAAAATTTGTGGATATTATCAAGGCTTATCTGGAGAAGAATAAGTGTCAGTCTGTATTGGACTACGGCTGTGGGAAGGGAGCCTTATATACCGAAGACTTTCATACCATAACAAAGGAAATAAATAAACCTCTCCCTGAGTACTGGAATATGGATTTATGTGCTTTGTATGATCCTGCCTGTGAGAAACATTCAACTTTACCCAAGGAAAAGTTTGATGCTGTTATCTGCACAGATGTTCTGGAACACATACCAGAAGCTGATCTAGGCTGGGTAGTAAGAGAGATGTATTCCAAGGCAGAGAAGATGGTATTTATTAATGTTGCTTGCTTCCCGGCTTTGAAAAAACTGAAGGATGGCTCCAATGCACACGTATCTGTTTTCTCCACAGAAGAATGGATACGGTTTATAGCTACTGAGAGTGTCCCATTCAAGGATCTGAAGATATATTTATTTGCGGACAACATAGATCAGGAAGACGGGGAGTTTACAGTGAGGGGTTTTAAAATAGAAAGCAAACCACACGTAACAGAATTACAAGGAGAGCCTAAATAATGGTAGAAGAATCTGATAAATTGCTTCATAAAATTATCTCAGAGTTAAGGGATGAAATAAGTGACTTAAATAGTCAGACACATACATTAGGTATTGCTGTTAGCCAAATTGATATGTGTATAGATCATGGTACGAGAGCATTATGTAGTTCTATTGATAGCTTAACAGATGCAATTGGGAGAAAATCTTAAATGTTTGGAATCGTAGAATCAATCGTGGGAGTGGCAGGAAAAGTTCTTGACAAGTTTGTGGAGGACAAAGATCTGAAGACCAAACTTGAGGCTGAGTTTAAGACACAGTTACTTACTCTGGACTTGGCCCAAGCAGCTACGAACCTTGAACAAGCGAAACATCCATCCATCTTTGTCGCTGGAGCTAGGCCCAGT